ACAATTGGTTTGGATGGAGCAACCGGCCCGACGGGTCCTACGGGTCCGACAGGTCCGACTGGTCCTACGGGGGCTACTGGTTCAACTGGCGCGGAGGGGGCTACTGGCTCGACTGGACCTACCGGGCCAACTGGTCCGACTGGTGCGACGGGTGCGGCGTCCACCGTTACCGGGCCAACGGGACCCACCGGACCGACTGGACCCACAGGCCCCGGCGCACCTGCCCAAACAACGTATAATCTCTTTACTTACGTAATGATGACGATGGAGTTCTAATGGCTGTCAATGATGTTTTTCCCAAGATGCTGTTGGTCCCCACCCAGTTGACAACCTCTAGTTCGACCCTGTTTACCGTTACGACAAACTACCAGTGGACAGTAAAGCAGATCATCATTTGCAACACGGACGGTGTTGAGCGGTGGTTTTCGTTGGCGTACAACGGGGCATCTTCTACGGCAGCAAACTGTTTCGTGTATCAGCTGCCTATCGCGGCATATGACACCGTGGTGTTGGATACAGCGTTGGTGTTTGATTCGGGGCAGACTTTGCGTGGTCAGGCTGACACCGCGTCTAAGGTGACGGTGTGCGTGACGGGTTGGGAGAGGCAGACGGCCTGATGGGTATTTCGTCGGGTTTGGGTACGGCTGGGTTGACTCCCGGTGTGTGTACGTCTTCAACTCGTCCTGCTTCTCCGTTTGAGGGGCAGATGATTTATGAGACGGATACGAACCGGGTGTTGGTGTATGACTCGGCGGCTTGGGTGATGATTGCCGACACGGACACCCCACCGGGGCTAGAACATATCAAGACCCAAACATTCTCGGCTTCAACTGCCGTAAATGTTGACTCGGTATTCAGTTCAACATACGACAACTACGTTATAGAACTGAACGTGACAGGAGCATCCGCGTCAACCGGTGTCTATATGAGAATGCGAACCGGTGGCACAACTAATGCCAATAGCAACTACGCTCTCGCTGGTTTCAATTCATACGCTGGTTCCAACATTCTCAACGCGGCTAACAGCGGTGGTGCCACAACGGACTGGTATCTAGGCGATCACAATACGGCCAACTATTCTGCAACATCTTTTCGGGTTGAAGTCATGCAGCCCTTCTTGTCGTATCGAACCTGCATTTTTTCCTCAGGTTTTATTCCTGTTGACCCGCTCCCCTATTATCGCCATGTTGGTGGGGCCATGAGCGTCACTACTTCGTATGACGGTTTTGCTCTTGTCCCGAATAGTGCCAGTTTCAATATTACTGGCACGGTTCGGGTGTACGGGTATAGGAACTGAACATGGCTATTTCCAATGTTTCTAACGGTTTCCGACCCGGTGTCTGCACCTCCACCACACGGCCTACTGCACCGTTCGAAGGCCAAATGATTTACGAAACCGACACAGACAAGGTGCTGGTGTGGAACGGGTCTGCGTGGTATGCGAACTGGAACACCGCCTGGGGAAAGGTTGCCTCCGTCAGCCTTACATCGGGAATTATCGTAAGCGGGGTTACTGCTGTTACGGATATAACGGGCGCGAGCATCACATTTACCGCTATTGCTAACAGGCAATACAAACTGGGATTCCATATTTATACGAACACAACCGCATCAAGCGCGACAACGAATGTGATGATTTATGAAGGGACAACGCTTCTTCAGCAATCAACGCAGACTGCCGGTACTGCAACTATTGGTTGTTTCTCGCAGGGTTTTGTTCTTCTTCAACCATCTGCCGGTTCTCATACCTACAAGTTGCGGCTTCAATTGCAGGCCGGTACTGGCACCTGCAGCGCAGAGGGTGGTTCAACATACCCGGCATGGTTTTGGGCTGAAGATATAGGACCGGTCTGATGGGACTTTCGAATTATTTGCCGTCTAGCCGTCTAATCCAGCCGGGGGTTTGCACTAGCACGACACGCCCCGCGTCACCGTTCAACGGTCAGGTCATTTATGAGACTGACACGAAGCAGACGTTGGTGTGGCAAGGATCAAGCTGGGTGATGTTGACTGATGCAGACACCCCACCCGGAATGGTGCTGATAAAGACGCAGACGATTGGTTCAAACGTTACAAGCGTGACCGTAACTGATGCTTTTTCATCAGGGTTTGATGTTTATCAAATTACTGTATCCGGTGGTGCCATGAACTCAGGCGACTACGGCCTGAATATGTATCTAGGTTCAACTAGAAGCGGTTACTACTATACTGGCACATACCATACATACGGAAACACTTCGGCCTGGATTGGTGCGGCGAACGCAGCCGAGTGGGGCGCAGTTGGTATTGCCACAACAAATACCCTCCAAGCAAATATTTCATTATCCGGGCCTAACTTGGCAAAGAACACCTATTTCAGCAACACCTACATTTATGGTCATCCAGCCGGGGGTCGCGCTGCTATGGGTGGGTATTTGGCAGATAACACCCAGTACACAGGTTTTACCTTGTTTATCAACGCAAGCACTATGACTGGAGGAACCATCCGTGTCTATGGATACAGAAACACCATCTGACGACCGACCCAACATCCAAATCGACGACCTCGTTCGGCCCATGACCGACGACGAATACGACGAATGGCTCGCACGGCCCACACCCGAACCGTTAGCCTGACCACCACTAGGAGGGGACCATGAAAATCGGTATCTACACCATCGCCAAAAACGAAGCCCAACACGTCCGCAGATGGGCAAAGTCATGCGAGGACGCAGACCACCGGCTGATCCTGGACACCGGTTCAACCGATAACACGCGGTTTACCGCAGACGGCTACGGCGTGGACGTACATGTCGCCAAGTTCGACCCGTGGCGATTCGATGTCGCCCGCAACCACGCACTATCCCTCCTGCCTGAAGACATCGACATCTGTATCGCGCTAGACATGGACGAAGTTCTGAATCCGATGTGGCGTGAGCAGCTTGAGTACTACCTTGGGGCCAATCCACACGTCACGCGACCCAGGTACAAGTACGTCTGGAGCTGGCAGCCGGACGGGTCGGAAGGGCTGGTCTACGGCGGGGACAAAATCCACGCCCGCCACGGCTATAAGTGGAAGCACCCGGTTCATGAGGTCATAACACCCCTTGACGGCGAGGTGCAGGGGTGGGTCCCGGGATTGGAGATCCACCACCACCCCGACCCCACAAAGTCCAGGAGCCAGTACTTTGACCTCCTCAAACTGGCGGTTGACGAAGAACCGGATGACGACCGCAACCAGTTTTATCTTGGCCGGGAGTATTACTACCGAGGCGAAAAGAGTTCTGCGACCCGCCACCTCATCATGGCTACCCTGCTGTCGAAGTGGCCCCCCGAAAAGGCTGCCGCCTACAGAATGCTGTATGCAATGAACGGCAATCTGACCGATCTGTATCGGGCTCTTCAGCAGGACCCGTGCCGAAGAGAAAATCTTGTGGCCCTGGCCAGGCACTACCACGACCATCATCAATGGCAGCCCTGCCTGCAGTACGTCAATGCAGCCCTGGACATCGAGTCCAAGCCTCTCGACTATCTCTGCGAGGCAGATGCCTGGAGCTGGTTGCCGTACGACCTTGGGGCAATCGCTGCCTATCACCTGGGGGATTCCGGTCTTGCTAGGGAGTATGGTCAGATAGCCATTGGATATCGGCCCGATGATGAGCGCCTTCGTGCTAATATGGGATTCTATGAATCGCGGTGAAATCAGAGATGCCGTAAAGCAGCGCCTGGCAATCCCGGCGAGTGGTGACGGCCAGCTAACCAATACCGTCCTTGACGACTTGATCAACCGCGCCCTGACGGTAATTGCCGGCGCTCGGGACTGGCCCTGGCTCCTCAGTACGTTTTCCCTGACTTTCGAGACCTCAACCGGGCAGGCTTTTCTCCCCAACGACTTTATCCGCGCCCGCCAGCTTGTCTACAACGGCTACCCTGTTCTGTGGGTTCAGTTGGAAGATTTCCTCAATCCCGACAGGACATACGCGACCTTTGCCTGGACAATCATTGGGAACAAGGCTCAGATCACCCCGGTTCCGTCGACCGACATCTCGGCAACCCTGTACTACTACAGGAACGAGCCTGAACTGATCAGCGACTACTCTGCCCCACTGATGCCGTCCAAGGACCATAACATCATCGTCGCCTATACCGCGTATCTTGGGGCGATGGTCCGCCAGGATGATGCCCGCGCCGCCACCTACATTGCCGAGTACCGTTCCCTCCTGAACGACATGAGGGACGACCTGAAGCAAAGCACCAGCAGGCGCATCAGGTACGGCAGTGGTTATACCTACGCCTCCTGGTCGTGAAATGGCAGAGTTTGGTTTTCAGTGGGAGGACTTCAGGGGCGGCTACTACGTAGGGCCGTCCGAAATCAAGCAGCCCGCAACAACATGGAAGGGCTACAACGTCACCATCGCGGACGACGACGCCACCCTTGTTCCGACCTACGCACCGGTCCAGCTCACCCTCTCCGGCACATCCGTGTCGGGTGGTGTTATCGATAATACGACCACACAGACAACCTGGAGTGACCCGACGTACTTCAATGGCTGGGTTGTAGTTACCGGCCGCACCAGCTCGACCTGTTATGTGTATTTCATCAACACCTCGACGGGGGCTGTTACCCGCCGGGATATCGGTGTTCTCGGAACATCTGTTGGATCAGCCCCTGTTTGTACCCTGAACGGTTCTTCAGACGTAAATGCCTATGTTGTGATCGGCGATGAGAATATATACAAAGTCAGTTCTTCGGGCGCTGGCAGCGTCACGACCATCGCGCAGAACTATTCAGCCACACTCGATCTACACGGTTTGACTTTGTGGAACGCCAGGATGATCGCCTGGAGCAACACCTCGGATATTTTTGTTTTTTCTGATGCCCTCACTTTTGATACGGCATGGCCATCGACAAACTACGTCGGGGTTGGCTATGCCAATGACGGTATTTCTCGCTGTGTTCCCAGGAACCTGGACCTGGTTGCTGTCAAGCCGTCAGGCTGGTATTCCATTACTGGCGTTTTGGGGATCTCTGCAGCAGTCCGTCAAATGAACGACACGCTCGGCATTCTCCCCACCGATCCGGTCGAACAGCACAATAACGCTATTTACTACACAACATACGTTGGGTACACAGACTACGCCGTCAACTTGTTCCAAATCATTGGTGGCCGCGTTGACATTGCCGCGTATCAGCGGTTTGGGCTGGGGGACAGCAATATCAGGATTTCCCGTACAAATATCGGGTATCTCGGCATTACCGCCCTGACAGACGATCCCAGCGGAAGTGTTTACTGCACCATGTATTTGATGGACATGCAGGAGAGGTGGCAACTTCAGAGGGTCAATAGGGTCATGTCGGGCACGACGAAACCAAAGTTCGCTCTTGCCAGGGGCCAGGTTTCCAGGTACAACAACTCCCAGGACAGAAACCTGTACATGCTCGAAACAACCACCGGCGCAACAGACAACCGCCTAGCCGTGGTCAAGATTCGTCCCAACACCGTTGAGCCGGGGCAGACGTCGACCACCACCCCGGCAACCGGGGTTGTGAAGCTTTCAGACATCACAACTCAGCGGCCTTTCGTTATCAAGGAAGTTCTCGTCGAAGCCGAGATGATGCAGATTCCCACGATCGGCTCAATGTCGGCGTACACCGGATCCGCATCCTTGACCTGCTACGTCAACAACAAATCCGTTGCAGACATGTCCTTTGACGACGGAGAACAGTCACCGACTGTGTATTCCAGCACGATGTCGTACCCATTTGCCGACTTCACTTCCAATACTGCAGCGGTCACAACCCAGGTCAGGGTTATCAAATTCCGAGTAAATAATGCTTCCTACATGTACGCGGGCGAGATTGAGCTTCATTTTGCCGGTCTCAGGATCCGCCGTGTTTGGATCACCGGGGATTCTCGATGACGGAGAGATACGACAATTTTGCCAACAGCACAGCCCCGTCGGCCACCGGCGCAGAGTCATACCCGTTTACCTGGGAACACCCGGTTTCCTGGGATCAGCTAGAAAAGTTTTTTCAACCAGTTCTTCAGGAGGCAACCAAAAAGGTTATTTCCCTGTTGATGGAAAACTCGAAGTCGCTTGAGGATTACCTTGACGGCGCTTTGCTCAAGGTAAACGGCGGAAGCATCTACGGCAATATGTCGATTAGCGGAAATCTGTCTGTTGGCGGGTCTATAACAATTCCACCCAGTACTGTTCCGTTGTCCCCGTTCCCAATCGGCAGCGTTATGCAGTATGCCGGATCATCCGCACCTTCGGGTTGGCTTTTTTGTGACGGAACTCCGTATTCACAATCTGCGTATTCGGGGCTATATGCCGCGATCGGAACCACCTACAACACCCACTGCGGACAATCCGCCCCGTCTGCGGGAACATTCAGGGTTCCCAACTACAAGGGCAGGGTATTGGCCGGGTTCGACTCGGGGGATGGCGACTTCAATGCCCTGACCGATTACGGCGGAGCAAAAACCCACACACTCACTGAATCGGAAATGCCCAGTCACAGTCACGGTATGACTCCTAACGCCTCCTTCAATGGCACTTTTGCTTTTGCGGATAGTGCAACCGTTACATCCCTTTCTCAAAACAATAGTTTTCAGACGACCAGCAAGGGCGGTGGTGCCGCCCACAACAACATGCAGCCGTACGCCGTCGTCAACTACATAATCAAATACTGAGATAGTCCTTTGACGCTCGTTCTACATGTGTCATAATGACGGTATGAATGTCAAGAAATTCCTGGTACGTTTCCTGGCTACCGTGTCCAGCACAGCCCTGGCCGCGGCCGGAACTTCTCAGATTTTTGATGTTGCCTTTGGGAAAACGTTCTCCCTGGCCGTAATTGCCGCCACCCTACCGATTGTCAAGAAGCTTCTCGACGCGAGCAAGGACGGTGATCTGACGGCTCAGGAGGCCGAAGAGGCCCTGAAGGGGGACCAGTGACCTACCCCGTCAAGCCGGTCGTTATGCCTGCCGATATCAAAAAGGCGGAAAACGGCAAGCTCCCCGATTCTGTTCTTGTCCCCGTTGGGTCGGGGCACCTACACAAACTGGCCGCTTCCGCCTGGAATGCTATGGTCAAGGCGGCAAAGAAGGATGGCGTCATCCTTAAACCAACTAGTAAATGGGATTTGTACAGACCATATGATCGTCAAAAGGCTCTATTCCTGGCTCGTTACCAAAAAGCCAATAATGGCTCGAAGGTCACCCGCGAGTGGCAAGGAACAACCTGGTATCTCAAGAAGGGTTTCGCTCCAGCTGGTGTACCCGGCACCTCGAACCACGGGTGGGGACTGGCGGTTGATGTTGCAGGAGCATCAGGGGCGGTCCTGAACTGGCTTCTCAAAAACGCCGACGAGTACGGGTTTTCCTGGGAAGTCAAGGATGGCCCCAACGCCGAGTCATGGCATATCCGCTACTACCCGGGCGACAAGGTTCCGGCCAAGGTCAAGGCTTCGTGACATGTCGGCGGCCTGGGCGTCCATCATAGTGGCCCTTATATCGGGACCTATTATGTGGGTATTATATAGGTTGGACAGAAGGAATACCCAACAGCACGGACAGGCCGTGGATCTTATCAAAGAAATCAAAAGAGACGTCAGCTCAATGAGGCTTGTCCAAAAGGTTACGAACCAGGTAATCAGAGAGCAGACGGAAATTTTGGAACGCCACCTACAGGAACACGAAGATGCCGACAACGCAGACGTACTATGACCAGCTAATTGCTAACTCTAATGCTGCTGCGACCGCAAAAAAGGACGCTCTTGACAAGGCTTATGAGCGTATGACTACCGCTACCTTCGACGACCAGGGCAACGTTTCCTACAAGAAAGATGCCCAGGGGAACCCCCTGTATGGCTCCATGGACGTTGATTACATGCAGCAGAAGAGGCAGGCGGGGGCCGGGGCTGAGTCTTCCGGCATGCTCAGATCGGGGCAGTATGCCAGGACCCTGGCCGAAGGACAGGCCGCATACCGTTCGGGCATTATCGGGGCGAGGGAAAGCACCACGGCGCAAAAGACACAGGTAGACCTTGACACCGCACAAAAGCAGGCGGAATACAAGGCGCTGTATGGAAACACCTCTTCCGGTGGCGGAACTGGTACCAGCACTGGCGCAGGAACTGGAACAGCGGCTGGTGGCCAAACCGGAATGACCGGGATTACTACGGTCCCCGGATTTGGCGGGACAACTACAGGAACAGCCCCCACGTCAAACCTCACCCCAACCCAACAGCAGGGGCTGGCCAGGCGCAACACCGTCCCTGGTGGATTTGGGGCGACCAAGACTCCGACCCAGGCAACATCGGCCAAGCCCATCACCCGACCCAAGCCGGTAACAACGAAGCCCGGGCAGCGGGTTATGACCCCCGGAAGGAACATGCGCTAATGGCCGACGGACCGATCAGAACAGGAATCAACCAGCGCGAATCCCAGCTTCGCAGCGATGTCGACCGTATTTCCAATATGGGTCCGACTCTGCAGAATATTGCCGCCCAGACCTCCGGCCCCGAACAGTTCAATGTTGGGGACGTTCCGTCGGTTGGGTATCTCGCCAATCTCAAGGCCGGCGCTCAGATGTCTTCACAGGCCAGGGGGGATATGGCAAATCGTCAGATCAACCGCCTGCCCCAGTATGTCAAGGGGTATCGCTCCTACCTTCAGTGGCGCTATCCCACTAGGTATGGCGGCGGGGGCGGTGGCTATGGCAGCCCCTCGGGAGGCGCATCCACGGACTATACTGGTATTCTCGGGCCGATGCCCGGGATTACTGGAGCGCCTGGAGTTAACGGCTAAAAATGCTTGGGACTAAGACGGATCTGATTAAGGCTGCGAACGGAATCTTCCGTCCCCGCGTCGCGCCCCAGGTTGAACAGCCAACACCCCAGGCCCCGCCTTCCCCCTACGAGCAGGCGATTTCGCGTCGCCTGGCGTTGTCGATGACGCCCGATCAAAGGCTTGCGTCTACAGAAGCGGCCCCTGGGGCATCAATGGCCCCCACGTCTTCATACCAAAAGCTTTTGTCCGGCGTTACTCGCCCCATGGGTGGGTTGTCCAGCAAGGGTAAATACGGGGGCTTCTATAGTGCCGGGGACCTTGAGTCCGCAATCTCGGGTTCGGCTATGCGTTTTGCCACCGAGGTTCCGTCGTACCTGCGCTCGCAGGCGGGACAGCGTTATAGCGATCTTGAAAGTATGTATGGCAAAGCCATGCTGGGCGGACAAAGCACTGTTGCCCAGCGGCAGGGTGGTGGATTCAGGGCTTTTGAGGAGGCTACGCAAAATAGGTCCCCCCTTCTCAGGGACTACGCCAATAACGTTTTGGGCAACTGGTACGCACAAAATGCTGCCCCGGCCGAAGAATATCTTGCTACCGCTCAGCAGATTGAATCTACTCCCGTTTCTAACCTTGCCACGGCGATCGCCAGCCAGGCATATGGGATGAACCCGGACCTGGCCCGCGGAAAGTTTAGCGGTCTTGATCAAAGAATGTTTGAAGAGCGTCGCAACCAGCAGTACATGAGCCAGTTTGGTGTTCCGTATGAACAGTACAAGTTCCAGCAGGACCAGCAGCTTGGTACGGCCCGTGAAATGGCCAAGTCGCAGGTAGCGGCAATTGAGGCTGCGACAGGGATGAATCTCAGCCAAATCAGGGATTTCAGCGGTCTCAATGATACGGCCGTGTACAACGCATTGACCATGGGTGATGTCCAGTACGAACAAGACGGCGAGATTGTTTCATCCCCTGCGGCGTCTGTTGTTCAAGAGGCATTGGGAATGTTCAATTCGGGCGATGAAGAGGGTCTCAACTCATTCATTGAAAATATCCGCCAGTCCGAGGGGCAATCCGACGTTGCAAGACTCATCGAGGCCATTGTTGGCCTGCAGGCACGTAAGTCATCCAGGAACATCGGTTATCTTGAGGACTACTGGTTGAACACGGGGCAGTAAATGGCAGAGCAACCCAAACCGCCATTCCCGTTTATTCCTACGCCGACGACCACTCCCGGCCGGTCGGGTCAGCTGCAGGCTGTCGCGCCAGTCCAGCCCCTCGCACCCGCCGCCACACTCGCCCCGATTAAGCCCATTACCCCGGGGCAGATCAAGCCGCGCCTTGGCCAGCCCAAGACGTCACCCGGCAAGATGAAGTCACCTGGTCCAAAACTCGGGTTTGACCCTGCACAAACAGTCATCAAACGCCTCGGGACCGAAGCCGAAATGGGCGGTCGCTTGATCGTTAATGCTATCCCCGGAATGGCTACATTCTTGGGTGGTCTTGCAGCCGACACCAAGGGTCTTCTGTGGAACAAACTTATGCAGGGGGAAGAGTATGACGCCAACACCGCTCAGATGGTGTGGAATTCTCTTGGGTCAACTGCTGGGTTGGTTTACGATGCCAAGCCAGGGCGCGGCTGGGGGGCAAGGTGGGGAGATTACTGGCAGGGTCTTAAGGAGGGTACGCCGATTACGCAGCTTCTTCTTGAAGATGTTGGAAACGTTACAATCGTCGGCGGCGCACTCTCAAAGGGCGCTTCGCTCGGCGCTAAGGGCCTTGAGACAGGGGCGGCCTGGAATGTCGCCAGTGCTTCCCGGGCAGGGAACGTTTCAAGGTCTGCTCCCAAAATGTACGCGGCTGCAGAAAGACTTTCCGGCGTAAGCAAGGGTATTAGAACAACCATGGCCCCCGTCAACAGGGCCATGATGCTTCCGATCAAGCCGTGGTTTTGGACTGCCGGACAGCTAGGCAAACTGGTCCGTAACGGTGCTTATCTTGGGAACGGATACCTAGCCTGGGGCGAGAAGGCGGCGACTGTT